CCGAATGCGATTCAAAAGGCATATAAACAACATCGCCGTCAAATTCGTGTTCGTGATGACCTGAACCGCCCAATGCTTCGGCACGCGCTTCGGCTTCGTCAACGGTTGTGTAAACGTCCGTCATTCCCGGCACTAATTTTTTGCTCAAAAATTTATTGACATCAACGTCAACCGATTCCATTGGAACATCAACGTCGTTTGATTTTACCGGAATAAGATTCGCCGGGACAAAATAATCGTCCAATTCGGTCGTGTCCTCATCTTTTCCGTAATTCATTGCAGCGCGTTTTTCGTTTGGTGTGATCCACCACGCCTTTGACAATTGGTCAACGACCTTGTCGGTTTCCTCTTGCAGTTCCGGAACAACTGAAAAATCAAATTCAATACAAAGTTTGTCCCCAAATTTAGGTGCCAACCAACGATTGAGTTCGTCTTTTATCTTTAACAATTCCGGAATGACGCAATTTTGATACAACGCTTTTTTGGCCTCTTTCATATTGTTATATGAAGCCGATTCGGTATTGTTTAATAGTTGAACCGGCACGTTGTATATATTACATAAATCTTTAATCGATGCGTTGTATTGTTCAATCAATGAAACGTCCGCGGCATTCAATCCAAAGTTCACCCACGATAATTTTTTCGGTGTGATAATAACGTCCCCGGCATTGTCCGAACCTTGGAATTGTTTTCTGAATTTATCTTTTAATTGTTGCGCTTGAACTTCATTAATATCGCCCTCATCGGACATCAACAATCCACGCGCGGTTTGGTTTTGTAGGTACTTCACCCCGGTTTGTGTGGCTTCATTGTTTGTCGTTAATGATCGCATTCCCGCACGCAATGGCGATTGGCCGTACAAATGCGAACCGGTGCCGTCATAATACGGATTAAAATCTTTTATGTGGCATATTTCGTCCGCTGCAATTTCAAACGTGCCGTTGTATTCAACACGATATTTTGAAACGGGTTCCATTATGCCATTGGAAACGATTTCCATAATTTGCGACGGCATCACATAAAGTTCGGTATATTTCCCAACATTGGCGCCGGTGTCCGGTCCAATCCCATAGATATAGCGGTTTCCGGTAAGTTTCCCGAATGCAATCAATTCAGATATAAACGAATTGTAAGATTGCGCCGGGTTTGGCCGTTCCAATACTTTGTGAAGTTCCGTGTCTTGTAATTCAACCAATGACCGTTTTTGTAATATCGCGGCTTTGTGTATTGATGAAGCGTCAAACGTTCCCGATGTTAGCGCCTTGTAACGCTTGTAATCGTTTTCGTTTGTCTTTTCGTAAACCTGGAATGGAATTGTTGTCGCGGCCTTTGTTATGATGTTAATAAGCGAATAAATCGTCGCGTTTTTTCGATAACCTTCCGTGATATATGCGTCATCATTTTCGGCGTTCCAAACGATTGAATTGCCGATGTAATTATACACGGCGCGGTTGTATTGTTGCGCCGTTTGTTGTGAATTTTTAATTAATAGGGATTTGAAACGGTCAAATAAAGAAGCCATATTTTATTTAAGTATAAAATTTTTGTAAAAATACAAAATTTAAAATAGTTTTTTAGACAACAAAAAATTCAGTTCGGTTTTTATATTTTGAATATACCGCATATCGAAGCGCGTCGGTTAAATGATTATTGGCGTCAATGGGTTTGTTGATAATTGTATTATCTTTTAACCGCTGCCAAAAATACGTGTGTTGTTCGTGTTTTAAGTTTGTCGATTGTTCAGAAACAAATATTTCGTGTTCTTTTAACAAACTGATTCCGGCGCTTATTGATCCGGCGCCCTTTGTCGCACCTTTTGCCAATACGCCCATTTGACGCAATTCAACAATTGATTTTGGTTCCGCTGAATCGCAATAAGATAGGGTTTGAGCCTTGCCAATGTTTTTAAGGAAATTCGCAATGTCGCGGTTTGTCATTCCTTTTTTATACATTAATTCGTTGATATATAATTTGTCGCGTATTTTACCAACTTCCAAAATGGCGCACGGGTCATTTGTAAATCCAAAATCAATGCCGATGACCGTTTCGTCAAACTCCGGAAATTCTGACAATGGAATGTATTTCCAATTTGTAAAGATTTGACGGTCTGAAAATACCGCGCGTTGTCCCTCACCATAAACGCGCCAATAATCGGGGTCACGCAATTTGATGCGTTCGATTTCCTGGACCAATTCCGACGGCAAAAATTGATTGTCTTTGTACGTTGTAATAAACAAATCCGAATCGTCGCGTTCAATCACTTCATTATAAAGCCAATGCACCGGGTCGGACGGGTTGAAGTCAATAATCAATTCGCCAACGGTTCGCATATTTAATTGACGAAAATCTTCAAACGTTAATTCGTTGGCTTCATTTAAAAAACAAATATCGTGTTTGGCGCCCCTAATCTTTTGCGGGTCGTCGGTTGATAAGAACTGAACAATCGAACCATTGAATTTGAACGTGTTTTCCGCCTTGTTGTGTTCGCCTTTATAATAAACCCCCAATTTAGTGGCAATGGCGATAAAATCGCGTAATACCGACCTTTTAAGCGCCGGCAATGTTTTCCGCACGATTGAAATCGTGATCGGCTTTTTGGTTGTGGTTAACTTATAAATTAAGAATTGACAAATCGCATAAGTTTTCCCGGAACGCGTCCCGCCTTGATGTACTTTAATTCGAGCCTTTGAATTCAACGTTTGGTAAAATTGAACGTTGCAAAACTCTTTTATTTGTCCTTTGCCGGTGTCCATTCAATGACTTTTGATTCAATGCTTCCGTCCATTTGTATTTCACGGCGTTCAATAAATCCACGTTTTTTTCCTTTTGTTTTTAAATAAAATATTGTTGCCGTTGTGTTGCCCTCTTTTATTTGTTCGTGCAATTGTGATTCAACAAAATCCAATGTAAGATTTTGCAAGTCATCAACCTTTGCCCGGAATACTTTGTCGTTGTTGTAATACTTATAAAACGTTGAACGGTTGCATTTAACTTTTTTGCACGCGTCGGTCACAATTCCCAATGATTGTTCCAACGCTTGAATCAAATTGTTTTTTAATATGTTGGTTTTTGTAGCCATATTGCAAATTTAAACAAAATAAACGAGCATAAAAAAACCCCTACATTTCTGTAAGGGTTTGAATTTTTGGTTGTTTAGTTTTATTTCCAACCGTCCGGGGTTCCAACTATGTCCGCGGCTGAATCCGTAAGGCACCACATTTTAAATGGCTTTTCGTCAATTGCTTTAAAATCTTCTTTTGTCCAATTGTCATAAGAATTGTAAATCATTTCTTTTTTTTCAAGTGATGAAACAACCCCTGCAACCGATTTTGTTTTTGCGTCATAAGACAAAAAATCTGAATGACCTGGTTCGTTTTGGTCCAATTTAATCATTTCTAAAACTTTGATTTCTTTATTTGTAAGTATATTTTTCATAATTATTTTTATTAGTTTGTTTATTAATATACCCCAAAAGTAAAAGAATTTTTTCAATTACCAAACAAAAATGAAAGTTTTTTTTTATTTTTTACGAAAATTTACGAAAAATGTATTGACGAAAAGTGTCAACTAATCTTATTTATTATTATGTAATTAAACTATTTATTTTTCGGTGTACCAAACAAAGGAAATACCAATGACAAACAAATGAAATTCCAAACAATGTTCGTCGGCGTCGTCGGCTGCTGATTCAACAACAACGTGATCCATTGTTGAATTCCAATAATTTACGCCAATTAAACAACCAAAAATCGGGTAGATAATAGTATTAAAATTTAATCTCATAACTAATAATATTTTTTGTAAAGGTACAAATATAATTCCCAACATTTATTGTTTGCCTGGATTTTGGAATATGATTCCGGGGACAAAATTCGGGTGCCGCGATTGTTTATTTCAACGCGTAAACCTTTCAATGTTGGGTGTTGTGATACCTTTATTTCGTTTTTTAAGCACCATTTAAGCGCCTTTTGGTGTTCCGATGTGGGTTGTGTTGCCTTTGCCATAATTAAAACGGAATATTATCTTTAATCACTTCGAATTTTTTTGTTTCCAAATCAATGTCTTTATAAATCCCGCCATTGTTGAAATCCGGTGCAATGTCAAAATCGCCCAATTGTCCATTTTCTTTTCGTTTGACCTTTTCAATGTATATTTTTACAACGTCGGATTTGAATTTTGTACGTTCACCAATGCAGCGATACACAATCAAACCGTTGTAGGCCTTATTAAAAAAATCGGCTGAACCGCTAATGTCATAAAGCGTTGGTTTTTTATACCGTCCATTTTCGGATTCTATTTTGCGCGGGTGCGCCACTAAAAACAAATGCGTGTTTGTTTGTTGACAAAATTGCGTTATTTCAGACAATGCGCGCCCAATATATGAATGGTCCTTTTGTGCAGAATGGTCCAACATATTCCATGGATCAATCACGCAAACATTTATTCCCTTTTGAAATACTAATTCTTTAAAGGCGTGTAAT